CCAATACCAACGACGACGATCACCCTGGTTGTATAGACCAAGAATGCCTTTGCATGGCGGCGCTTCGTGTGGAGTCGATGCTTTCCACTTCGGGTCTTCCACGTCTCTTGACGGCGAGCATTCGGCAACCGTCATACCCATGCTGCCGAAAGTCGTGTTGCGTTTCTGCGCAAGCAAGAACGCCGACCCTTCACCATCGACGTCATCGTCGATGCGGTCGTACTCGGTAATCAGACACACCGGAACCGGCTTGGACGCAAGCTCATTGCCCGAAGGCCACGAGACCGTCAACATCATGCCGGACTTGAACGTCTTGTCGTGTGTGTTGTCCGAATGCTGGCCTGGCAGCATTTCGGCCTTGAGTTCCTTGGAGTACTTCAAGAGACGGTCGATACGACGCTTGGAGAAGTCGCGCGCTGCCGATTGGCTCGGGCCAAACACGATCAGGTCCATCGGATTGCACTTGATGATGTAGCCGGCGGAATTCAGCAGAAGGCCTTGCGTCTTTCCGCTTTGCGAGTTGCCGACGAACACCACCGCACGATGCTCACGACTCATCGTCATATTTTGCGGTTCGACCATGTACGGGGTCTCTTCGTTTTTGTAGAGACCCGAATACCTAGGTGGCGCATGGATGTGGACGTACTTTGCCGCCGCTTCCGCTACGGTCAGTCTCTCCGGTGGCCGGAAAATACTCGCGGCGTCAAGAACGATCTCGCCAAGGTGTGCAGGCGCTTTAGTCATCGAACCCATCGCTTTCGGCGACGTCCTCGACCGATTCCACGGTCAGGGTCGTAGCATGGCCGATAGGAGCGCCATGTTCATTCTCTGCCGGTTTGTAGTCCTTGAACGCCTCGACCAAGTTGTTGTGCAAAGCCGTCAGCAAGGAGTCGCTCATCGTGTCGAGAAGAGCCCTGGTAGACGCAGAAAGCTCTTCCTGCTGTTCGACTTCCTCCTTGAACATCAAGATCGCCATCCTGCACGGCTTGAACGCTTCTCCAAGAATCTGCACGACGCGTTCGGTATCCCACAGGTTGCCTAGCTTTTCCTCCACGTCAAGGCGAGACTTCTGCGCTTTCCAGAAAGCGTCTTGCAGCATCGGTGGAATCTTGGCCGGTGTGATGGTCTTGAGTATTTCTTCGATGTCCACTTGCGGATCGCACAACAGCGGCGCGACATCGCGGAGATGGTAACGAGCGGCGTCCTTGTCGGTCGCACCCTTGACCTTGGCGGGCGCTACACGACCGATGAGCTTCGACGAGACCGTCTTCTGCGACAGACCGAACATCGTCCCCAACTGCGCTATCGTCGCGCCGATATGGATGATGCGTGCGTCTTCTTCAGGCTTGGTTGACATACATCTCGACTCGCTTCTTGAGGATATTCAACAGGGCTTCTTGCATGTCGTTCTTGCCTTTTAGCGCCGCCATTACTTCTTCGTCTACAGTCCCTTCAGCGATCAAGTGGTGGATCATCACCGGCTTGGTTTGGCCGCTGCGATGAAGACGCTTATTCAACTGAAGATAGCCTTCAAGAGAGTGCGTCGGCCCATACCACACTACGTTGTTTCCGCCGAACTGTAAATTGAGCCCATGCGCCGCTGATTGCCGATGAACAAGAAGTAGGGGAATCTCACCTCGATTCCAAGCGTCTTCGGTCTCTTCCTTGTCGTCGAAAAGGCGCGCAAACGACATCTCCTTCATTATCCTGGCGACGTCCGAACGGAACTCATAGGAGACCAACAACGGCTGCCCTTGGTATTCGTCGACGAGATTGTGCAAGGCATCCATCTTGGCCCGGTGGAAGGCGTACTCGACTTTCTCCTTCGCCCCTTCGTTGCCTTCCGTGTTGTAGACGATGCCGTTCGCAAGTTGCATCAATTTCTGCATGATCGCAGCGCCATCGCGAGCAATCAGTTTCTTGTCCTCGGTGAGTTTGAGAATGTAAGTTCTCTCGAATTTCTTGTATTCCTTCATCGTCTCTTCGTCGAGAACGACCGAGATGTCGTTGTACAGACGGGGCGGCAAGTTGCCGTAGTCGTCTTCGCGAAGAGTAAACACTATGTCCGCGATCCGCTTCTCGATGACCGCGATGGCCCACCCCTTGACCTTGTAGCCATGACCGTCGTAGTTCGGTATGAACCACCGATCACGGAAAGCGGTGATCGTCCCACCGAGGCGCTGACCGCCGTCGAGAAGATATATCTGCGACCACAGGTTCTCGTAACTATTGGGGGCCGGCGTCCCCGTGAGTTCGACAAAATACTCGACCATGAAAGCTAGTTGTTTCAGTGCATGCCACCGATTCGTCGCACTGTCTTTGACCTTGCTGCTCTCGTCAACGACGATCCCATCGTACGGAATGCTAGGCGGAGACTTCCACCCCGCCCCTTGCACCATGATCTTGTCGCCGGGTTCGTACCGCATCGCGGTGTCTTTACGGGCTTTGTGGACCTTCAGTCCGTCGAACCGATACAACTCTTCGTCAGGAGTTTTCACCACGTCGCCCGTCTTCAGGGGCTTTCCATCGACCGAAAACCCGCCGTCAGTTTCTACGATCTGGCCCCCAAGGACAGTCGTGTAGCGGGGGACGTCACCGCCGAGTTCCTGCAACAACCAAGGCAGAAGCTCCATCGACATGATGTGCAGCGTTACCTTGCGCTGAAGAAGTTTCGCGCGCTGCTTCGGGTTCCCCTTGATAACGACATAGGAAATGTTCTTGAGGTGAGCCCACGCCGCGATCTCTTTGTGCCAGGTTTTCTTCGCGACTTGCGGGGGAGCGATCACAAGCGTACGTCCACAGTCCATCGACTCGGCCAGGTCCAGCAAGGTCGTCAACGTGGTCGACGTCTTGCCGAGGCCTGGGTCGACGAATAGAGCACACCGCTTCTTCTCCTTGATGAAGCGGATCGCCGCGCGCTGGTATTGCCTTAGCTCTTCTCGGGTTCGCATGCTGCTTCCGCGATCTCACACAAGTCGAGCAACATTTTCGGAGATACCGCAACCATCGACTGATTATCTATGGCTCGGTGTGCTTGGTCTTGTAGCTTCTTCAGGTCTTCTTTGGTCATGGACTCACCGGATTGTGTCGTCTCTTGCTGGCGGGAACGCCGTTGATCTCGTCGTCGATTATTTCTTTGCCGATGCGGAATTGACTCACGCTTGCGTAAACACGATAACCATGAGAAGCCATCTCTCGCGCGACTTCCATCTGCAACGGAGTGGACTCTTTACCTGGGCGCTTCACCTCCATGTAGAACGGACCGCACACCCAATGCGACGGGTTGCGATCAGGCCACCCCTTGTTGCCGGGAGAGACTGACTTAGGGAAAAACCCTCCTTGCGACTCCATGTAAGAACGCAAGTCTTTCTCAAGTTTGGACTCGGCACCCTTCGGCATACATCCTCATTTGTGATAGAAGCTGTCTTCGTAGCCTTCAGCACGGCAGGGCATGCCCTCGGCCCACTTCGGTAGTCGGGTCATGCACTCCACGAGTTCTTCGACGCCAAGGTTGGAATCCTCGTCGACCAACGTAAGAATCTCGTCGTGATAATGGCCTACGATCTCAAACCCAACGTCGTTGGCGTTGCGCAGTCCTTCAGCGAGAATATCGCAGGCGATAGCTTGCACGGCCTGCTCGATGTAACGGCCTCCATGATTGGCTCGGCGAACCCATTTACCGCTCGTCTGGCTGACACGTTCGTAGGTGAGTCCGATCTTCTTGCTTTTGACGATCTCTCCCGTTTCCTCATCCTCGAACTCGATCTCAACTTGCTCGATGCGAGGACGACAGTAGTGAACGCAACGTCCACTCGGGAGGCGCATGCGCAAAAACGGCGGACGAATATCGAACGTAATGCGACCGCCTAGCGCAGATTGCGGCTCTCGGGTGTTGACGCACTCAAGCGCACAATTCTCTAGCTCGTACCAGGCGTTGACGATCTCTTCGGACAATCCTCGATAGACCTTGACCGCTTCCTTGCATTGTTCTTTCGTCAGTTCGATCCCCATGTTCGCGCCGTAACCCCACAGCCCGGTTTTTTCAAGATCGCCTTTGGAGTTCGTCACCTCACGGCCAGCGCCCATGCGGTAGCCGCAACCAAGGGCCGGAGGCTTGGCCCACCCTCGCATTTCTTTGGTGACTTCTTCGTACAAAACACCAAGCCACTCGACAGCGAAGGCCTTGTACGCATCCTTGCCGCTACGAACCACGTCAAGCCAGAACTTGCACACTGTCAGCCATGCAATGACGACAAGCTCGATGGAC